TGCACAGGAGCCGCCGCAGTTTCGGTAAAAATACCAGTTCGATTTAGCATCTTTCACTCACTCCTTAGTTCTTAAAGTATGGGTTTTCAGTAGGTTTGGAGGTCATACTTTCTGCAAGTCTCTTGCCCATGGACCCGGCTTTTTCATCTTTGGAACTCCGCTTGTGGCCCTGACCTCCACCAGTACCAGGGTCTTCCTCAGTGAAGAACATAGACAGCTTTTCCTTGACAGATTTTATCGCATCCTCAAAGGTAGTCTTATCGTCAACCTTGGCAGATGCTAGGGCAGTCACCTCAGACACATACTCGGACTTACAACCAGCCTCTAGTACAGCTAGCTTTTGCTCTGCTAGGGTCGCTCTTGTAAGGGCCTCAGTCTGTGCGGTCTTTGCCGCTTCCAGGGCCTCACTGTCCTTTTGCGCTTGGGTCTTTAGACTGTCCAGGGACTCCTTGGCCTTCTTAACGCCGTCCTTGTCATTGACATCAATTCCAAGGTCCTTCAACACGGACTGTCTGCCCTGCCGCTTCTCATTGGCAAGCATCCGATTGACTTCCTCTTGAGTAAAGGTCTTAGGAGCCGGGTTGTTACCACCAGGATTTTCACCGCCCTGGTTCCCTTCTCCACCGGGATTACCTTCACCTTCTCCACCTTCGCCATCGGCAAAAAACTGTAGGCCAATCCATTTCAGCTTAGACTTACTCATAATGTCCTCCATAATTCTCCTAGAACAATGCTAGGTCATATAAAATCCGGTTTATTGCACATCCGGTAAACTTTATAAAGTAATTATACATCTAATATAGGAATCATACAATACTGAATTTTACCACACATGGAAAAACCCTAGACCTGTTACAGTCTAGGGCCATCCTCATTTATCCTTTTCGTACAGTTCGCAATTTCCACCATCAAAAATCTTGATGGGCTTTATGTCCTGGTATTCGGCGCAAATGTCAGTCCTTGGGCTTCTGTGCTTGCAGTCTTTACAGATAAGGTCCTCCAGCTTGATAGCCTTGGGGAAACCTGTTCCGCTAGTCCATTCAAATTTGTTCATGGATATACCTCCTTTGAGGATAGTATACCACAAGAAACAACAAATTGCAACATTTATTTCAAGAGTTCCATGTAAATCGTTACCTTGTTTCCATACCCCGGTTCAAGGTCCAGAACCCGGAACTTGGAGCCACATTGCACTAGAAATTCTTTTTCTCCTTTGTGCATACTGTAGGGGTCAACATATACCCCTTGTGTACCCTCTGGTATATAGATTCTATAGGTTACGTTACCGCTAAAACCGCCGCCTTTGAGGGGAGTGGTGGACAAAAAACCTTCGTCCCCTGCAATAGACCCAATAATACTGTCACGATTTTTTTCTGCCCACGTAGACAGGGACCCTTCACTTATGGCCTCCTGCATCCCCGCCGGGTTGCCTAACATACCCATAAGGCTTGCCCCATCTGAGCCACGTCCTACCGTGATAGCCTCCTTTGTGGAGGCATTAGATAGGGCACTCTTACAATCTACAATGTCATCTAGTGTTTTTATGACCTCAGTTTGTCTAACCCCTCTAAGGTGACTATTCATAGCTATATAGTAGGACCCTGTATAGTCCTTGACGGCTGACTTTTGGCTCCCGGTCAGCTTTCCCCACCAGGTAGCACTTTCCTCAATCAGTTCCCCCTCGAAAGTTGCACTTTCCTTCTGAGCGAGAAACATAGTATTGAGGGTTTCTTTGGTCAATCCACTTGTAACCTTTGTAACTGCTTCCACCCTCTCAGTGGTCGGGACAACACCCTTTCGGACCGTTGCAAGTTTGGCATTATAAAAAGTCTCCATGATCTGGTATGGGTGAGCATCGGACCAACTACCACCAGCCGCCTTTAGTAGACTGTCCTGTTGGTCAAAAGTCAAGGTATGGGCGTACTCCGTGAAAGTATTTGGCATATTGGTAGGGCTGTACCCCGCTGAGGACAGGAATTTCTTCTGCAAGCTGTTAAATACTGGTTCCGCCTTGTTCCCGGTCATGTCGGTGTACCATGTGTCTAGTTCTGGGTCATCCGCACCCTTGACCCAATCTGCAAGTCTGTTTGCAATATCGTCCATACTGCCCGTCAAGTCTGCAATAAAGGTGCATCGTCCATTTGGATGGTCAAGAGGTAGTTCCCCTTTTGCGTACTTTTTCCCGTTCCGGTCAGCACAGATAGGGCAGGTCCGGGACCCTCCCCCAGATTGCCAAATATAGCCATCAACAAAGGGATTTTTCTTGCAAACCCGCTCCAAACTTTGTTGATAGGCATGGGCTACCATAGTTCGGGCCAGCCGCTGGGAATTATACTCCACCTTTTTACTGGTGCCGGGGTAGACTTTGCTCCAGTCCCATTCTTTCTTTGCAGAGGGGTTTACATAGCTCTCCAGGTCTTTGGCAATGGCATATGTACTCTTATTTGCCGCCACACCCTGAGCCACAACCTTAGTAATATCCTTTTGTGTTTTGCTCACGTTGGACCATATAGCCCCGCTCAGGCTCCAGTCACCAGAGTATAGTTTTCCACTTACTAGACTGTTTACCACGTCTCTAGGGACGTTAGAGTAGGCCCCAGAGATGCTAAACCCTGCTTTTTTGGTCAAGGTCTGTGCATCGGATACAACCCCCTCAGCGGCCTTTTTAGCTTGCTTCTTTACTTCCTTCTCCAACCCTACCCCGATACTCTTATAGGCTGAGTCAAGCTGTTTAGTCAGCTTGGATAGATACTGCTTTTCGATTTTTTGGGAGGCCGTTCCCTCTTTGGGTATTGCAAGCATCTGCTTCCTACTGTCCAGGTACACCTTCCTATATAGGTTAGATATTTCATCCTCTTGCTCTTTGGTCAGGTCCTCCCTTATTTTTTCCGCATCGGCTAGTTTCCACTCTGCCATATTCTCACCCCTAAACTGTAACCAAATTGTAATCAGAAAAGACTTGCTTTTTGTCGCAGTATGTAGTACTATAATCTCACAAGATAAACAACACGAACTAATGGAGGTAACTACAATGACTAAGAAGTTTATCGAAAAAGTCCTTTACATGGGCACCGTGGATACCAAGAACTACCGCTACAAGGTCGGCCAGGACGTTGACGGTAACGCCATTATCCGCCGTCTCCCCATCGAGTACTTGGATACCACAGCCGCCCTTGACGGCTGGGAAATCTGCCACCGCATCTGAGCAAGGAGGAAACCATGTACGACATAATCAACGTGAACGGACATTCCACCGTAATAGGCAGTGTCCACGACTTCGAGACCCTTACCTTTGAACACATGGGGGAAGAGGCAAGCAAGTGGATAACCGAATATGTCACAGACCTGCAAGAAGAACTCATTCGGGAGAAAGCCGATACAGATAACGACATTCGGAGCTACGAGATGGACCTGGAAAGCAAGCAGAGAGCTTTCCAGGACCTGCAAGACGAACTATACCTGATGCAAGACCTCTTGCAAGAAAAGCGCACTTCCAAGAAGAAACTGCAAGAAATCCTGCAAATCATGTCCAAAATCATCAACAACCAAATCTAAGGAGGAATCACCCATGAAAACCGTGTATGACGTGAAGAAAGCCCTGGACCCTGACCTGTACGTGAACCTTGTCCGTGACCTCCAGGCGGAACAAAGAGCCAAAGAGGACCAACAGAGAGCCGCATACAACCGCAGAAAACCCCGGAACAAATGGCACAGACTTTTCCCGGTCTGCAAGTAAGGAGAAACCCCGCCCAAACAGGCGGGGCTTTTCTTTTGTCACTTTTTTGCCATACTGTTGAGCTTGGAGTTATACTTCTTGTATGTAGACTCTTTCGCCTCAGAATACATGGAGCTTGCCTGTTCCACAATCTTAGCCCGTGTATCCTTCTTCGTTTGCCGTAGCTCAGCGATTTTGGCACGGGCCAGGGCCTTTTGCTCCTTGTCACTGGAATTACTGATAAATTCCTTCAAGGCATCAATCTGAGACCCTAACTTTTCATTCATGGCGTTGATTGTTTCGGTCTTAGCTTCATTGATGTTCTCTTTTTCCGTGGCAAGGTCCGCCTTTAGGCTTGTCCAATACTCCTTTAGCTCAGACTTTTGGGCAGTAGTCAGCCCCTTACCCGTGGTGCTTTCCTTCTTCGTGGTGGTGCTAGTAGAGGTGGAGGTAGAGGTTTCGGTGCTGGTACTCTTCTTCCGCCCTTTCAGTTCCCGATGCTTTAGGTAGTACTCATGGGCATAATCTGCGTCATAGGCCATCTAGTAACCCCTCCAGTTCTGCTAGGGCACTGTCAAAGGTCCGGTCACTGTCTAACTCTTCATCCTCCAGTTCGTCCCCTTCCAGGTCATCCTCTTCACCCTCTAGGTCCTCTTCTTCGCCGTAAGTAGGCATACCACCGTTACCATAGCTATCCTCAAGCATTTCCCGCTCCAGGGCAATCTGCTTTAGTTCCTGCATAGCCTCAGTATCGGTGAGGTTCCGCCACTTTTTCATGTAGGCCATCTTAGACATGGTTTGTGCGTTGACTTCTGCAAGGTCCGTTTCCTTTTCGTCTGCTTCGTCATCGGGCAAGGGGTATTGATTGTCTACCTTTACCTCATAGGTCACATCTGGGACGGCCTCGGAGGTGTAAGAGGACGCACTAGCCGGGTAGAGCTTTGCACCCTCAATCAACAGGTCCACGATGTTTTTAAGGGCGGGTCTCCAAGCAAGCATCTTTTCATCACAGCGGACAATCAGGGGCCAATAGATTGCTTTTAGGGTCTTACCGCTGGACACAACACCCTTTAGTGCATCTGCGCTCGTATCGGGCACATCTAGGGTCTCGTACATTGCGGACCGGATACGGGACAGGGTGGAGTTGACAGCACTTGTGTAACTTAGGCTAGTCTCCATCATACCCACACTCCCGGTCACACCGTCCGGGGCGTTGGGGTCAGATGCAAGGTCCCAGAAAGCACCGGGGGCAATACTCAGGCCCTGAGTGGTAGAGGGATTCATATCAACCGCATACCGTATAGGATTCATACCGCACCGCTCAGAGTCAATATCACCGTTGGAAATGCGGGAGAAATAAGACTCACTCTCTTGCAGTTTGGCTACATCACTGGACCCGTCAAGGTCCCCGGTAAGGCCGTCATTGATGATAACACCAGCGGGGATAACCCCAACAAACTTTGTGGCTCTGTCAGGGGTAATTTCCTCCACCAGCTCACCCAAACCGTTGTACAGGCTTTCATTTATCCAGCACACGTCATTTTCATTGAGCCAATATTTCTTTTTGTAAACCCGTTGCTCTGCCTTGTTTTGGCTGTCTCTGGTAGTGTAAAAGGTTGTAATCTTTGTAATTTTGGAGGTATCTGCCGGGTCAGTGTCAAACACAAATTCCAGGCTAGGAACAAAGTCAATCATAATCTTTCTATTGACTTCATCAAAATTGACAAAATAGGCAACCCGTTTGCCAATGAAGCAATCTTTAGCCGCCTTTACCAACTTGGAGTATAATCCAGTAGCCTCAAACACATTGTCAATGTAGGATTGCAAGAGGGCGGTCTGTGCCTGAGCCTCCTGTTTTGTGGTTTCGTCCTCTGATTCTTTGTCATAGGGCACACTAACCCAAAAATCAGGATGCTTGGAGAAAAGAAACCGTGCTTCTCTATCAATCAACTTTTGGGACTCCTTAAACCGCAAATCAGACGGGGTGAAATCCTTGTTCTTCTCTTGGGTGAAGTCTGCGCCCTTCTCATACACATTGTAATATCCTATGATTTCCTTGAACTCAGCTAGAAGCAAGGACCCATACAGGCCCTCTAGCTCACTGGAAACCAGACTCCAGGGTATCTTTAGCCCGGTCACAACCATTTCTGGTCTTGTCATCTTCTATCATGCCTCCCAGCTCTCAGTCTTTTCTTCAATGCAACCTGGTACAATATCTCATCTGATAGTCTCTCATGCCGTACCATATCCTCTGCATACTGTTTCTTTTTGGCTACCTCAAATACTTGCCACGCCTCACAGGTCGAGCGGCAACCCACAGCACGGTTGGGGCAGTCAGTATGGGTCTCATAATCAAAACAAGGCGCTTTAAGTCTCATTGTGTTCCTCTTCTACTGTTCCGGGCTTCATCCTTCACATCTGCTACCGTGTAGTTGTCCAGGGCATACCACAGAGCTGAGAATGTGTGCGGATCTATATTAAATTCGTCATATCTGAGGTTGTCCTTTTGGTCTTTGGCATATGTCAATGTTGACAATTCTCGAATGGTGTTCACGCAATCAGGGGAGCAAACAATTTTCCTAAATCGCTTTATCTTCCTTGTGTTAGATAGCCTAGAACCTGCCGCTTTGTGACATCCCCGAATGAGGAAACCCCGTTGTCTGTAATATTGTATGGCTTTCGGTTCCGCACAGTCCGCAATGATTTGTTCATGGTCCAGACCTAGCTCTAGTAACTCATCCGCTGTGCGGTCATCGGTCATATGGTTTTTGTAGTACTCCCAGTAGATATACAGGACCTTTTCCCGGTCATCAACGGCGCATCTTATGACAGCATTGTAACTTGTCTCAAAGCCAAAGTCAAACCCCGTAAACTTGAACCGGGAGGGGATGCCGTCAACCGCTCGCATCATCTCAGTATGAGACGGGGCAACCTGGAATTGTGGTAACACTCTGATACCATTTAGACCGAATTGACCAAGACGGGCCACCCTGTATAAATCAGGGTCGTAGGTCTGCATATCATCCAGTGTCTTGACATAGGAGTCAGGCACAAACAGATTGTCACTGACAACAGAATGGTGATAATATACCCCGTTCTTGACTAGGGTATGTTGCTTGTATAGTCGTTGGTCATCGAGTATGACGGACTCTGTCCCATCGTCATTCGTGCGTTTGAAAAAGTGCTGATACACCCAATTCTCAGTCCCAACCGGGTTGGTGGACAATATAAAGTGTAGGCTCAGTGTGGGGTGTCTCAGACGGCCTTTCAGCTCCTTGTAACCACCATACTTTATTTCACTTGCTTCTTCCAGCCACACGATGGACACACCGTTGATAGACTTTAGCTTGCCTGGTTTGTCCATACCTTTGAATATGACCTTGGAGCCATTGGGGAAATGTAATTGCATGGGGGATACCCCATATCTTACCCTGTTTGTCTGCTTCCTACTAGAATTGTACTCTAGTAGGTCCAGGTCCCCTAGAATCTCCAAGAACAGGTCAAAGCAAGATTCTCGAATGGTGTCATAGACTTCACGGACCACAAGGACCTTCCGCTTTTCCTCCAAGCACTTTAGAACCAGCTTCAAGGCAATGTGATACGACTTTGAGGAACCATAGCCACCCACCAACAGATACTCCCGGTAGTCCCAGTCGAACAGAAATGACTCAAACCTAGGGTTGACTGCCTTTTCTATATCCAAGGTATCACCCCTCTACAGCTTCAACCACATCAAAGACAGTAAGCCACGAATAGATTTTCTCAAACCAGGCTTTAACGTCCTTCTTGGTTTGGTTCCCAAGGGTCTTGACAGGGTATTCACAGGGCTTCACATCTTTCCGATAATGGGCATACACGATGAATTTACCCATACGCCTCACCCCTTGCTTGCTCTGGTGATAGTTATGTTAATGTCCTTGTCCTCGCCTGTATCCATGCCCAATTCCATCATCTTCATTTTCAGTTCATGCTCACGCTTTTGTAACTTAAAGCGCTCTTGGGCTAGTTGAGCCTCAACCTTGTTCTTGATGATTTCAGACTCTTCCTTGTCGGTGTTCCAGCCGAAACCCGCTTGAAGCGCAAACTGTGAACCTCTAGCACCATTGTTATCATACAGGCGTTTTTCGGCATAGGACTCAACCCGCTGAATTGCATCCTCAATCACTGTGGCAAATCTTGGGTCAGCGGTACCTGACTTAGCAACAGCCGCATAACGTCTCAAGCAGTCAGTTCTGACCC